TGGCGCCCGCGGGTCGCCGGGGTAGCGGATGTCGTGGCCTTCCGTCACGAACGGGCGCCCGATGCGTTTCGTTTTGCCTTGCAGGGTGACGTGCCCGGGCCGGACCCGGTCATCCTGCCGGGTCACCCACGTCTTGTACAGCGACCCGAGGGTGAGCGCGACATGCTCCCGGACCACCTCCCGGGCATAGGTGGCGAGGGTGCGGGCGATGATCCCGGCGGCCTCACGCGCGTCGTCGCCCGACATAGGCCCCCCGCCTTTTGGGCGGCGATCCTCCGCGGCTATCTTCAGCCACGCGGCGGTGTGCTGTTCGACGTCGCCGATGACCGCAGCGACCGCGTCCGACGCGGCCTGCGTCGCCTCACCCGGGTCGAGGCCCGCATTGCGGGCCATGTCCAGCGCGGCGCGTTGCAGATACGCGCGGAGCATCCCCGACAACCTGGCTGTGACCAGCTCTGACCACGGCGCGGTGACGGTCTTCGCGGCGAGCAGCGTCGCCACCGCCAAAGCCAACTGCACTTCGGTTTGGTCGCGGTCTTGCTCGTCGATGCCGCCGTCGAGGGTGCCGTCAGGGGCGGTCATGGCCGCGATGGTAATAGCAGGCGAGGCATAGCCAGTTCGACTCGACGGGCACCGGCCCGATCATTCCGGTCAGTTCGCCGTAGGCCGTGTCCCCGACCCGGAACGGGCGCCCGCAGCGCTCGCAGATCCAGCCGGTCGGGTCGAGTTCGTCGGCGGTGACCAGGTGCGGCACGTCAGGCGTCGGGGGATGGCTGTTCGCCGAAGGCGGCTTCGAGGATGCGGGCCAGCCAGTCGGCGTGCCACTTCTCGATGTCGGCGAGGACGGCCTCGTCGGGGCGTATCGGCATCAGCATCCCGAGGAAATCTTTCCCGCAGGTCACGAGCAGCACACCTTTGTCGCCCGCGTGGTCCCACACCAGCGGCATCTCGTACGCCGAGGAGGCCGCGCCGAACAGGCCGTGCAGCTTCCCGGACGTGATGAGCCGGGTGGTGGCTTCCGGGCCGGTGAGGAGGCTGGTTTGGATGAGCCGGACGACGTCGGGGAAGTTCTCGTCGGTGGGGTAGCGAGGCAGGTGCAGCGCCTTCCCGTCGAACAGCCCGGACACGTCGGTGATGGTGACCCGCTCGGAGTCGACCGTGATCCGCACCGTGTAGTCAGGTTCGTCGCCGCGGTCCTTCTTGCCGTGGAACAGGGTCAGGATCTCTTTCACGTCCTGCGGGGATAGGTCGAACACACCGACTTCCCCCTCGAAGTCGAGTGTCCACACCACGGCATGCCCGATGGTGTAGCCGTTCGTCGCCGACACCGTCACATGGTCCGCGCCCACGTCCACTCGGAGCCGGTGCGTCGTCGGGACCTCGTTGGAGGTCTCGGCGTGCGGTGCGACCGCTTTCAAGGCACGCCGCAGGTCCGCGGTGCCGACATTGAACTGCATGACTCTCTCCCCTTAGTAGAGCGAAACCATCGTCTTTTTCCGGCCGGGCCACAGGTACGCGGCCCCGAGTTGCTGCCCGCAGCGGCACCCGGCGCCGTACCCGGTGACCACCGTCCCGTTGTCGGTCGACAGCGTCCACCCGGTGCGGGCGTCCCCGGCGGCTGCGAGCAGTTGCCCGGTGAATACGACAGCGGGTCCGGCGCCCTCGTGCCGCCACACCTGCACGAGCCCGTCGGTGATCGTGGTCCGCACGTCGAGGAATGTCGTGCCGATGTCCGCGAGGTGCGCGTCCGCGGGCCACACATCGAGCTGGACATGCGCCTCCCCGACCCCAGGTTCAGCGAGAGTCACGCCCGGCAGCGTAGCCGTCACGAGCGGGTCACTCCGGCATGCCGGTGCCCGTTTCGCTGAATCTCCGACCGCACCGGCGCCCACGTGTCCGGGTCGTACGGGACGGCGTCGTAGCTGCCGAGCATCGGCACCGTCTTGACTGTGTGCGGACGAGGCTGCTTCGCGCGTGCCACCTCGGCGCGGCCCAGTCCCGCGACAGCACGCGCGAATGCGGTCATCAACCCGAGGTCCAGCGGCGGCTGCGGCACCCGACGGGGCTGCACGACCGCCCGCAGCGACTCCCCGGCCACGACCATCAGCCCCCACCCGCCGGGGACCTCCGACGGGTCCACGACCCGCAGCGACGCGGCGACGAGCCACCACTCCGCTAGGTGCGGGATGAACGCCATCGCCTTGTCCGGGTCCTTACGTTCCCGCAGCCAGTCCGAGCGGGCGACCTTGACCTCGTGCCCGATGAGCCGCACCGGCCCGGACTCCCAGGTATCCATCGCGATCAGGTCGCAGGTGCGTAGCCGCGGGCCGTGGTAGCCGCCGAACCCGGCCTGGTTACGGACCTCGAACCCGAGCACGTACCGGGGACCGTTCCCCGGGGAGACCTGCTCATAGCGGCGCCTGAGGAGCGCCTTCATCTCGTCGGCGGTCACCCGTCGATCACACGCCCTTCGATGGCGTCGGGTTTCGGGCCGCCGAGCGCGGAGAACGGGTCGTTGATGACACCGCCCCAGCCGCGGAGGATGTCAGCGATCGCTTCGGCGAACGTGGCCGCGTCGACCTGCACCGCCTGCGACGCTTCCCCGCCGAACCGGCACGGGATATAGGTCGCGCCGACCGGTTGGTGGGTGTACGGGTCGAGGTGGATGGTGCCCATCTCCTGGAAGTGGACGTCGCCGTGGATGTGGCGGGACGCCCACACGGTGACACCGCGTCCGCCGGGCAGTTCCCGGCCGACCATCACCCACTTCGCTTCGCTCATGCGCGGTGCCGGGCGTGCCGGGTCCGGTACGCCCACGACGCCCACGCGATGGCCTTGGCCGTCAGCCAGGAGAACACGGCGACGATGTAGGCGACGACCGCGCCGAGGACGGCGACGATGACGATCATGACGCCGATAGCGGCGGCGACACCGAGGAACAGCAGCAGGATGAGGATCATGACGGGGCCCAGCCTACCGGCGCCCGTGACCGGTGGTCAATAGCGTCCGCCTGCGAGGAGGCTGGAGCCGAGCGCCCCGGCGATGCCGCGGCCACGGTCGACCTGCGCCGGGGGTGCGGTGATGCTGGCCTTGGTGGGGTGCCCGAGGAGCCGTTCGATGGCCTGACTGAACGCGTCGACCTGGTCGTCGTACGCGGAGTTCGGGAACACCGCGCACTCGTCGATGAACAGCCCCACCCACGGTGAGACCGCGTCGGAGGGCAGGTAGATGTGCCGGGATTCGGCGTACGGGGATACGGCGACCGCGCGGGCGTACTTCCCGTCGGTCGGGTTCACCGGCACCATCCCGGTGACGGTCTGCGCGAGCTGATCCATGACGGCGGCACCGTTCGCCTTCTCCTCCACCAGCTTCAGCACCACCTGCGGCCACTCCTTCGCGGTCTGCTCGAACACCGCACACGTGCGGGTGAACGACATCCGTTCCCGGATCTGCCAGATCAGGTACGCGTCGAGACCCCACCGGGCCCAGATCTGCCCCACAACCCAGTCCGACGCCTTCGTGTCTTTGAACGACATATCCCAGGAGGACAGCACCTCATCCGGTTTACCGAGGATGAGGTATTTCCCGCCGGGCCGCAGCGTGTACCGGGCGACGTCATAGGACCGCCAGAACCCGCGCTTCAGCAGGATGCCTTCGGCCGGGGCCGGTTTGCCCTGGTATAGGGCAGCGAACGTCGTCGGGGTCTTCGTCTGGATCGGGATCCAGTCGGTGTGCTCCCGGTCCGGGCCACGCGCCGACTCCATCCACTCACCCGGCGCACGGCCGAGGGGGTCCGTCTCGCCTTTTTCGGGTCGGTGGTCGGCCTGTGCGGGGATGTTCAGCACCGTCCACGTAGCCTCGTCGTTGTCCTGCAGCATCCCGGCCAGGTCATGCTCGTGCCAGCGGGTGAGCACCAAAACCACAGGTGCGGCGGGCGCGAGCCGGGTCCGGGCGGAGTCGGTCCACCAGTTCCACGTCGCGGTGCGGTACGCCTCGGAGTCAGCTTCGGCGCGGCCTTTCACCGGGTCGTCGATGATCA